CTGATATAGAAAAATTAAAAGACGCATCTAGAGAAATGAAGTATACTAACGGAAATGGGAGTCATCAATGATAGAATCTGTGGTAGCCCTCCTTATGTTTGTAAACGCAGAGATTAAGGAAGCGCGTTTGCAGGTTGATGGGATGGCCCAATGTTTACGTGGAAAACGTGAAGCTGAAAGGACCTATTCTGAATCAGTAACTTACAAATGTTGGAAAGGTAAAGCTGAATTAGAGGATAATATTGATGGGTCTAAGTCAATTAAAAAATTGATCATTGAATAAGAAAAAGAACCCAATAGCAAAGGTTCTAAGAGATAGACGTTACCGGCAGCTTGTGATAAAGAATAAGAAAAAATATAATAGGAAAAAAAGATGGCAGGATACGGCGACGGAACCTTCGGAAGCAAATTAAATTTTGAAACTCAAATCACTAATGGGACATGTCCCAGCTGTAGTGAATTAAGTATATTTGTTTCTATCCATCCTGAAATTTTTAGATGTACAACCTGTGGTAGTGATTTAAAACAATATATTAATGGTAAAATAAGTTATTTACCTATTATGAGTTCGAAACGAGATATTCAAAGAGATGGGCAAAAGACCTAAGTTTGGTGTAGTTACCAAACCATTAAGAGATAAACCTAGAAAAAGGCCTGGAAGACACAAAAAACGTAGAAATAAGCACGAAAAAAGAATGGGAAAATATCGTGGAAAAGGTAGAAAAGGACGTTGACAATTATCCCCTGATATCCTATATAGGATATATGAAAGAAAAAAAGATAACAATAACAAGTAGAAACATTACACCTAAACAATGGGCGGCATTAATACTTGAACTTAATTTAATTAAACAGGCGTGGAGACCTTATGCAAGATTAGAACTGATGGCTCCTAATGTTAAAAAAATTATAACTCAAGGAAAACGAAGATATGATGCACGCGATTGACGCAGCGGCTAATAAATGGAATAAAACTAAAAACCCAAAATATAAATATTTATGGTATAAATTAGTGAAGGAGTTTGCAAATGGTAAAAACATTAGTAATACTAATTCTTCTGTTCGATGGAACGTTAGTAAAAGAGAGGTACGATTTGGCAAGACCAATGGAAGTACATGAATGTTTATTGTTTGCAGACGACCATAGGGAAGTTATAGCAACATATAAAGAATTTGATGATGCCATGAAAAATGGCTACTATTTAAACGATGGGAGAGGAACTTGGCAAGGAGTTCTTTGTGAGTAATATGATTTGGAGTATGTTAATTATAATAGGTATTTATGCAGTGATTGTAGGAATGCTAATAATGTGGAACAATGAACCTCATTAAACATCCAGATACATTTTTAAGAGGGTCTAATGAAAAAATAGAATTTCCCTTGAGTGAAGAAAATAAAATTATTATAAAAAATATGATTAATCTAATGTACCAAGAGAATGGAATTGGATTGGCTGCCAATCAAGCAGGATATAATAGAAAGATATTTGTTATGGATGTAAGTAATGAAAGAAATGATCCTCAAGTATTCATTAATCCAGTCATTACTACTAAAAATAATATTAAAATGGGAGATACGGAAGGTTGTTTATCTTGTCCTGGTGAACAGGTTAAGGTCAGTAGATCTATATCAGTTAATTTAGAATGGCAATGTGAACATGGTAAAGACCAACATAAAACATTTTATCATTTACCTAGTCGTGTTGTCCAACATGAAATGGACCACTTAAACGGAAAGTTAATAATAGATGAAAAAAAGTAAATGGACCTTACATGGTTATTACTTCAACGGGAAGAATCTATATGTATTATGGATAGACGACCGAGGTAATATAAAACAAATTAAAGATAAATAACCCATCCAACAAGAAAAGTTAGATGAGTTTTGATGAAGGGAAAATTGTGCTCTAACACAATTTGGACACATTGTCAAATATTATGTAGCTTTTCCTTTTTTAGGGATGTTTTGTTCCTGCATACAATAAAATTTTATAATAGTCCCATACTTATTAATCTCTTCACTTCCTATTTCTTTAGCTTTTTTAAGAGATTCTTCATAGCCCGCAATCATACACTCATAATGAGTATTATATTTAGTAGGCATCGGAAAAGGCTCCAAACACATATTGTACACACTCGTGCACATAATCATAGTTAATACAAATTTCATATTGACAAATCCCTATTCAATCCTATATAGTGCTCAGAAATAAATGAAAGGAACTATGACTGACATAACAAAATATAGAAATGTTTCGTTAACACATGAAACATATAAGACTTTAATTAATTTGTCTAAAGTTTTATTACCAGATGCCAAACTTTCTATTAGTAAGACTGTAGAATGTTTAGCAAACGAGAAAGCAAAGAAATTAAATGGTAAAATTAAAAATAAATCAAATTCGTAAACATATCTGTCCTACTTGTAAAGGTAATGGCTACATTAAAGTAGGCACAGAATGGGGAGAAACAGTCCATCAGTGTTGGGATTGTGATTCAGAAGGAGAATTTTATGAGAGTACAGATAATACTATTGGTGACTCTAACGGTAATGATCATTCTAATGACAGCGTGCACTAAGGTAGATTACGATTTTAATCCTTGGACTACAGTTTTAAGAGCAATGACGCATGATAAGAGGTGATAGTAAAGAATACGAATTATTAAAAGAATGGGTAAGAACTTTACCTTTCTTTACCGAATTGCCAAGTAGTGTCCTTACTTGTGAGATTGGTGTGCGTGAAGGACTTGGATCTAAAATCATTATGGATGGAATCAAAGAAAGACTTCCTGGAATTCCTTATAAACATATAGCCATCGATCCTTATAACAATCTTAAGTATCAACACTATGATGATTCACCGGCATATACTGCCGATTATACGGATGACATGCGTAAACAAATGGAAATAGATTTTAAAGATTATCCTGAATTTAAGTTTCATCATATGACTGATGTAAAATTTATGAATACTCATTATGATATGGGACCATTCGATTTAGTATTCTTTGATGGTCCTCACATGACTAAAGATGTTATGACCGAAGCTATTTGGTTTGCACCAAGAACTAGACGAGGAACTAGGTTTATATTCGATGATCATAATAAATATGAAATGAGTATAATAGCCTATGCTTTAACAGTATATGGATTTAAAACAATTGAATGTGGAGACAATAAGATATGCCTAGAGAGAAAGTAATAGAAATTAAAGATTATATAAGATACTGGAGTGAGGGAACTAAAGATGGTCATGAGATTAGGATTGCTTATGGAGATTATTATAAACCTAAACTTTTAAAATTAAAACTAAAATGGCCCGATAGGGTGAGAGACGCAGAAGGGAGAGTAAGAACGGTAGATGTTAGAGAATGATTTTGCATATTTAGCAGGACTCATCGATGGTGAGGGTTCTATTTATTATAAGAAAACTAAACAGAAACGTAACACGAGACCTGGCAAACCAGTTCATAATGTCTGGGTCATTAGACTCGAGATAGCTATGACTGATAAGGATACGGTGAAGTGGTGTCACGATACTTTTAAAGTTGGATCCTTTGGAGAACGTAAAGTTAAGGAAGGGAAGAAGAGACAATGGCGATGGAGAGTAGCCCATCGAGATTGTTTAGAAATTTGCATGGCGGTGTGGCCTTATATTAAAACGAAGTTACATAAGGTGGAACAAGTCATAGACCATTATGAAGGTTATGATGGTAGAGATAGAGAAAATGTAGTAGACTTAGATTTGTATAGAAAAACTAGACAATTTAATTGGAATCTACATGGAAACTAATAAAACTGAAAAATTAAATAAATCCCTGAAATCATTACCTAAATTGAAGCAGGATATTGTTAAATCTATAACGCAAATCAGCCTAAATAGAAAGTACGGAGACTTGGTTGAGAATATTATTTCTAGGAAATTGAGTGAAGCAAAACGAAAAATATAAATATGTTCAGGGCTCACGGTCCACGGAACACGGCTCACGGACCTATGAGGTAGCAGGAGAAAAATTACCTTCAGTCACGACAATACTTGCAAAAACTAAAGATCAGAGTTATTTAACCGCCTGGAAACAAAAGGTTGGAAATGAAACAGCAGAACGAATCAAGAATTTATCTAGCAAGCGGGGAACTGCCATGCACAAATTCCTCGAAACTCATATCACAGGAGTTGGCTACGATGATCTTACAGGGCTGGGACAGGAGGCGAAAGCCATGGCCCAAAAAGTTATTGAAGTGGGGCTCACGCCTGTGGAAGAATACTTTGGTAGTGAAGTTACGTTATACTATCCTGGGCTTTATGCTGGGTCTACTGACTTGGTTTGTTTACACAATAGTATGGAAACTATTGTAGACTTCAAGCAAGCAAATCGTCCAAAAAGTAAAGATTGGATTGAAGATTATTTTTTACAGATTGCAGCTTATGCAATGGCTCATGATTATGTTTATAGATCTGAAATTAGACAAGGAGTTATAATGATATGTACTCCAGATTTATATTATCAAGAATTCAAAATACAAGACGCTGAACTCAGAAACTGGAAGCACAAGTGGCTGACACGTCTCGATCAATACAATAAATTAGTAGCATAAATGTCGACACCTAGGGTGTCGGCAGGGTGTCGGCAGGGTGTCGAAGGGTGTCGAACTTTTGGTCCAAAGTGCGACCAAAGTGTACAATTATGACTGAATTAAGGCAATTTGGCCACAATTCTGCCATAATATGTCGACACTTCGACACCCCTTCGACACCCTTGCGACACCCCCCCTGTCGAAGCTACTATCGTTGGTATATAAGGAAAGTAATCGAAATTTGTGCCTTTCGACACCTATTTATATTTTTATAAGCGCTGATTTAAAAAAATAATTTTTTACCTTTATGGTGTCGACAACTGTGTTACAAGACCTTATGCCTAGGAAAAGAAGAAAAGCTATCGCCTCAATTGGAACTCCCGACATACCTTATCCTAAAGTCAGGGTGGAGTGGATCGACTGTGTGAGTGACTCTGGCTGGGCTAATGATAGAGAATTTGATAAGATGAGACTCGCAAGACCAATCAATGAAGGTTGGTTATTTTCTAAAGATAAAAAATCTGTAAAGTTATTTGCGTCCTTCGATAAAGAAGATGATGGCAGTTTTAGTTTTGGGGATAGAACTATGATACCACGACAGTGGATTAGAAAAATTACTAAAATTTAATGGGTAACTTTCTCGCTCACATTACCATCGCTTTTTTCTTCTTGATCTTTCTCTTCTACGTTGTCTTTATCCTCATATTGAGTTTCGGGGAGTGGCTCTGGGAGTTTTGCAGGACTTGCTTTAACTTCTTTCTTAAGTTGTTCAATAGGTTTCGCGTCTAAGATCGGACTGTATTGGTCCACAATTTCTTTCATTCGTTGTTCTAATTCCTGTTCACTCATATCTTCCAGTTTACCAGTTTTAATAATTTTTTGTTCAATGTAGAGACCTGCAGCTTTTCCTCTAGAGACTTCTGCGTTAACAGCTGATGAGAAGCTGCCTTTTTTAAGAGCTTCTTCTCTAAGTCTTGCAAGTTCTTTAATATGTTTTTCGAATGTGACTTCATATTTTTGTTGTACTTCTTCTCTTAGTTCTCCGATATACTTTACCACAAGAGGATATCTTTTTGGGTTTCTCAATTCACTGGCTCTCACTCTAGCTGAATCTTCAGCATAGCCTGCCTCAACAGCACACTCATAAGGAGTCTTTCTACCTTCATTGTATACGTACAATTCAGAAAATCTTTTTTGTATATCGGTGAGTTTTTTTGGTAGTCCCATGATAGTTATTTTTGAAGGCCTTGTTTGAACTTCATGTGGTGGAGTCCATCCAAACAAGACCAAGCTTGACTTTTACAGTAAATCCAAGTACAAGTCAATATGATAAATGAGAAAGGGCCTAACGATTTGGAAGCACAAATAGAATATTGGAAAAAGAAAGCACAAGAAGCTGAACTAGAAACATCTTTAGTTAAAGCGGTAGGAGTGAACTCTCCTGAGATGAAAGCTTTACAAAAGCAAAAAGAATTCCTGCAGGAAAAATGTAGACAGGCCGGCGCACGTATTAAAGAATTGGAAAATGATAACAAAAGACTTGCCAATGAAGTTAATGATTATATAGACAGAATAACTAAAAACAACGTATGTTAAAATCCCAAGAAGTAGAAAAGATTATTAAAAAATTTAATGATAAAAGTACTGTAGCTAAAGAGGCTAGGGTTTCTATTAAAACTCCCGATGGTAGAATGTGGGACATAGAGTCTTTGTTTCTAGCAGAAAATAAAATCATTGGAGCCCGTGAAACTCATCGAATTGTTGTTAGAATTGTACCTGAAGTTGCCTCTCCGGGTAAGGTAATTAAGAAGCTATGATTACTTTGAAATGAGATGGCTCCTGAACGCAAACTTTGGCATGAAGTTAAAAAGAATTGTCCTCAAATTAAGTGGACAAGGATTGAAAATTTCGCTGGCGTTGGTGTGCCTGATCTATTGGGCTATAATGATTCTGGTACCTTTTTCACAGTAGAATTAAAAGTAGTCAAGAGTAATAAAATCCGATTTTCACCACATCAAATTGCCTTCCATACACGTCATCCCAAGAATACTTTCATCTTAGCCAAGCACCTTGGTCAAGGGTGCTTGATACTTGTTCCAGGGTCCAAGATTCAGGATCTTTTAAGGGAAGGTTTTGCTTGCTCGTCCGTTGCTCGTGCTTCATGGTCCACGGTGCTCGAGACTTTGCTCGCTTGTTGATCGTTGCTCGCTCGTTGCTCGTTGGTACGTGCTTGCTTGTATATTTTTCTTAACTCTGAGTAGTATTTAGGATGTCTTATAACGAAGGTCACTAGTGCTGGCCGTATGATATATTTTTAATTTCAGAATTCCAGCAATTTCTGCAATCTTTGCACTGGTTGCCTTGATGAGGCGCCGGGCATGTAGCATGAGCTGTGACCACGGTCGATGTATTGGGCCAGCTGGCAGGTGCTGCCTGGTCCACCATGGGCGCGCTAAACCTGATGACCAGGTTGCTGGGGCACCTGTCGAGATGGTCCTTGATCCATGCTTCCCGGGTGGGCATCCAGTGACGCCTGCCCGGGGTGAGCTTACAGACAGAAAAGATTTTATTTAAATGGTCCAAATCCTGTACATCTCCTGAGTCATGCCAGCGGAACACATTCGGCTTCTTGCTGTTGATCAGGTGAACCATTGCGGTGACCCATTGCGGGTGCTTGATGGCTTTCAGTCTCCGGTACTGTGCATCTTGTACAACTTTAAATACGTAGCAGCCCTTCATTGCGTAACAATCATAACAGACTGAGCCAGGGACCTGCTGGAGCTTGGCGCCAGTCTTGCATTCTTTTGCAGGTATACCAATTGACCAGCCGGGCATCTTGCCAGGCTTCGACAGCCCGCCAACCAGTTTCCATGCTTCACTTGTTTTCATCTTTATCAACTATCTGTACTTCGTAGCCATCAGGTATATTTTCAACATCTACCACAACGCCACCTTGTACTGTTATTTTAATTGTTTTATTTTTTTCTTCTTTTTGTGTCATAGTTAATTCTCCTTTATTATCCTATTACTAACATGTTCTTGCTTGCTTGTCAATTCTTGCTTGCTTGTCAATTCTTGCTTGCTGCTTGTTGCTTGGAGCTTGTACCTTAGAATCATTCTAAATTGGCCAGGCCCTTTCGGGCCTGAACCTGATGGAATTAATCTGAATTCCATAGAGCGGATTTTACCAATCCACCGTTGGAAGCTCGGTTTAAGCATTCCAAATATTCTGTCGAAGACAGCCCGACCTCTTCCAGAAGGAACGCGTGCTTCGCATTCTGTGTGCCAAATTTTGGGTCCAGAATGTATTCCACAGCCTTGTCCAGGATGTATTGGCGCTTTGCGCCACCTGGTTGGAACTCGGGTTTTAAAGAACGAGACATAATTATCTTTTACCATAGGATTTTATAGGAGTCAAGTACTTTCTTTGCTTGAAGCTTGTCGCTTGCTGCTTGAAGCTTGGAACTTATTTCTTTTTTTTCCTAGTTCTTTGAAGAACTTCTCACAGCTGGCCAGATACGCCGGCGGGAGCTCTGCATGGTCCCGCAGAAAGTAATGTGTTAGGTCGTTGTGTTTAATTCTCTTCGATTTCATATTCTAACCAACCGTTCGCTTCGTCAACGCCCATCATAAAATATTTTAACTGTTCATCAGTTTTAAACTCATATGTTTTTTTATCTTCTTTATCTGTACCCCAGACTATTGTTATTTTTTTCATAATTTCTTCTTTCTAAATTCATCCTACACTATCCCTGACCAGCTGTCAAGCTCGTTGCTCGCTGCTTGAGGCTTCAGGGATCAGTGATCAGATCTCTTCACACCAGGGTCATTGCAATAACCCGGCACTAATAGATCTTGTCAGGAACTAGTCCACTAAGATCACCGATCCCAGATCCCACAGTTCACTGTTGTTAAGGCCTGACTAGCGGGATCAGGGATCAGTTGTTGTCCTGCGCAGGCAGGGTTTTCCACAAGGCCTTTCGGATTACCCATGCTAATAGCATCGCGACCTGAACTATAGTGGGTTAATTCCCACAGCTACAACACTGATCCCAGATCCAACAGTTAAGTACTCAATAGCCGTACGAACTATTAACAAACCCATTCCAGCCCATTGGATCAGGGATCAGTTCTGGAAGTGGTGTGCATCAAGTTATTACTATCTAGCCAACACAACCAGAAGTTGTCCCAGTGCTTTGGCTAACCATAGCCCAACCATTTATGGGACAAAGTTAGACGCATTACACACATCCTATATAATACTTGACAATGTTATTGTCAAGTGATAAATTAAAAATAACAGAAAGGACAAAAATGAGTAGAATAAGACTAAACCAAGAGTACAGAAATAAGATCGCAAATAGAATGAGAGTACACTTGGAACAAGAACCAACACAAGAAAAAACAAAGTATGATGAACTCAAAGCAGATCAAATTGAGTTAAATGACAATGCGTGGAATTTAGCAGAAACTATTGTCAGAAAACATTATACACCAGAAGATGTCAAAATGGCATATCATCTACAAAACAAATTTGAGAATGTTTCAACGATTGCAAAAGATAGTTGTTTTCATTTTCATTATTTAGGTCAAGTAGAAGATAGAGATTATGACAACAATCCAATAATGAAAGAACAAAATATTGAAGAACATTTTGACTTTCGTTTAAATGGTGCTTTTGAGGGTAGTGATAGCAATTCATATTCAAGAGATAGTGCTTATGGATATGCTTTGTATCGTGATGAATTAAAGGCACAAGATAATTGCAATCCTGATATTTTGATTGAACAAGAGGGCAAAGAACAAAACCCACATAAAACAAAATATTGTGATAACAATGACAAGTATCTTGGTCGTGATGATACTGGTTATGGCAAAGAGTGGAATGAAAAATACCAATTAGATTTAATTGGTAGAGAGTATTGTAGAGACAGGTCTATTGCTTGTAATCAAGAACAATTCCAAATGCTTAAAGAGTGGAAACAAGCAAAAGGTCAATTTGTTATTGCACATAGAAACTGGATTAAATCTATTTTAGACCAGATGAAAGAAATTAAAATTGGTCTAAAAGGTTATAAGTATCTTGATGAAGCGATTGAGTTATGTACTGAACTTGGATTAAATGTTCAAGAAGCAGAAATAATTAGAACGAACTCAACAGGACTTGTAATCTATAACCCTAAAAATCTTGCTGACAGAATAAAAGGAATGAAAAACAAAAATCAAACAAGAGAGGATAAAATAAAGGCAAGATTGTTGTATGAAAAACAACAAAATGAAAGTGTAAATTAACACTTGACAGGGCTATCCTATTCATAGTAGGATAGCCCATAACAAACAGAAAGGACAGAAAGATGAAATACTTTAGTTGGTATATGAAATCACGAAATAAGTTTGCGACTTGTAGAGGTGTTGATGAACACGAATACTATGACGAGTGGACAGGACAATTCAAAACATTTAAATCAAGACAATGGACAGACCTTAAAGGTTTTCCTTGTTATAACTTCTGGGATTTGGACGCAGAACACCCAAGAACTGCAGTTAATTATTCTGTGAGGAAAGCGTGATTTGTATTCCCACAACATTATTAATCATAATACTTGCGCCACTTATTGGTGGCGCTTGGTATTGTTTAAAAGAAACCAAACGAGATAAACTACAAGAATGGAAACCCTATGAGTAATTATAATTGGTGCCACGGACCGAACTGCCATACTAATCAAACACAATCAAGAGTGCGAGGGAGTGGCGATAATAAAGTTCTAAGAACTATTAAAATTAAACAAGGCAGATACAATGGTTATCAAAATGGTATTTGGGATTACTTCTGTAATCAATCTTGTTTAATAGATTTTATTAGAGAGCACATAACTAGTATCATTGCCATTGCACCAAGGTCCAAGGCTCTTGAAACACCGATTAAAGTTGAGAAAGAAAAATACGAGAGTTATAAATATGATTGGAATGGTAATTATCAAGAAAGACCACAACGAGTACCATATATGGCAACAAGAACCATAATTAAATCAGTTGACAATGATTAAGGGATAGTATAGGATAACTATTATGAAAACAAAAATAAACACAGACGCAGCTGAGTTTAAAATTATTGATGATGTAAAAGATGAGCCAGATTTAAAAGCGGCTCAAGCTTTTGTTGGTGGAATGGTTGAGGGCATATCATTCCCTAATGGAGATTATCTTATTATCAATGAGGAAGGCAAGTTAAGACAACTGCCATTAAATCCAGAGGCAACTGCATTGTGGAGAGCAACATTCGACAATGACAATTACATTACCGGTCGTAAAGACTTTGTTGTTGGTCCTGCAATCTTAATTAAAAAGAAGGCGCTTAAACAATGGGCGGCTTAATCTATTAAACTTAAGCAGGGCGCTAACGCGCCCTGTTTTTCATATCGGGCCCCGCGCCATCTCAAAAAAGTTACACCCCCCAACCTTTAAAACCTTTTTTAAAAAAGGGGTCCCACTGCTTTTCACTTTATGGCTTGATTTAGAGTGTTAGAGCTGTTAAAAACATTTTGGGACTCCTATATGAACCTGGATAAAGTAGATATTTCACAATTACCGGCTGATGTCAGAAAGACTTTTAGACGATATCAAGTCATGCATGCAGAGAAAAAAATTCAAAATAAAGCAAAAGATGATTTTTTAAGTTTTGTAAAGTGTGTTTGGCCTGAATTTGTTGAAGGGGCACACCACAGACACGTAGCAGAAAAATTTAATAAACTGGCTACAGGAGAAATTAAACGTTTAATTATTAATATGCCTCCTAGACACACTAAGTCTGAGTTTGCATCTTTCTTATTACCTGCATGGATGGTGGGCCGTAATCCAAAATTAAAGATCATTCAAGCAACTCACACAGGAGAATTAGCAATTAGGTTTGGTCGTAAGGCAAAACACTTAATCGATAGTGAAGAATATAAAAAAATTTTTGTTACAAAATTACAAGAGGACTCAAAAGCTGCAGGTCGTTGGGAAACTGCCCAAGGTGGTGAATATTTTGCTGCTGGTGTTGGCGGAGCGATCACGGGTCGTGGTGCTGATCTACTAATTATTGATGATCCTCACTCAGAGCAAGACGCATTAAGCGAAACTAAATTGGAAAGTGCGTATGATTGGTACACTTCTGGTCCAAGACAACGTCTTCAACCAGGTGGAGCGATCATTTGTGTAATGACTCGTTGGAGCACTAAAGATTTAACAGGAATGTTGTTAAAAAATCAAAAAGAAGTCAAAGCTGACCAGTGGGAAGTGGTCGAATTTCCAGCGATCATGGAAGACGAAACACCGATGTGGCCAGAATTTTGGAATAAAGAAGAATTATTGAAGGTAAAAGCAACTCTTCCAGTTGCAAAATGGAACGCTCAATGGATGCAAGGGCCAACTTCTGAAGAAGGAGCCATTATTAAGCGAGAATGGTGGCGTAAATGGGATAAAGATTGGATTCCAACGCTTCAACACGTTATTCAATCTTATGATACTGCATTTATGAAAAAAGAAACAGCCGATTTTAGTGCAATTACCACTTGGGGAGTGTTTTATCCCTCTGAAGACGCTCCGTTGAACTTAATTTTACTCGATGCACTCAAAGGTCGTTATGAATTCCCGGAACTTAGACGACGGGCCCTGGAACAATACAAATATTGGCAACCTGAAACTGTAATTATCGAATCAAAGGCATCCGGACTTCCACTCACTTACGAACTTCGTCAGATGGACATTCCAGTTGTCAACTTCACTCCATCGAAGGGTAACGACAAGCACGTTAGGGTCAATTCTGTTGCACCTTTGTTTGAAAGTGGTATTATATGGGCACCAGATCAGAAGTTTGCGGAGGAAGTCATTGAAGAGTGCGCAGCATTCCCATATGGTGACCACGATGACCTTGTTGACTCCACAACACAGGCTATTATGCGCTTCAGACAAGGTGGTTTTCTTCCTCACCCGGAAGATTACAAAGACGAAAAAACGGAACCTACTAAGAAGGAGTATTATTAATGGCAAAAGTACCTGGAGTTACATCTGAGATTTTAAAGAAAAAAGTTTTAGAAGCTTTAGAAGGAATTGGTATTAGAGCCCATGATATTATGGGTAGAGGTACTAACGTTCAAAGAATTACTAGTGGTAGGGACATTAATCCATTTAAACCCAACATGTTACAAGCAATGCGTGGTGAAAATAAAACTATGGGTGATGCATTAGACCTTTTTGCTAATGAAGCCAAATATATCATGAATGCTAATGATGGAGAACTCGTAAATTTTTTAAATAATCTTAATACTTACAAAAGTATTGGAGGAGGGGGTGTAGATCAGCAAGGTGTTGGTTCTATGATGAAAGCGATGACTGATTTAGAAGAGTCTGCTAAAAATTTAAAAACATCAGCCGATGAAGCTAAAACGGAAGCAGAAAAACAAATGAAGGACGCTTTATTAGCCGCTCAACACGGAGGTCCGTTTAAAGTTCCAGATGAGAAATTTTTAGGCGGTAGTATGCACGAAGAAGGTCAACTTAGAACAGGTATTCGACAATTTTTAACAACAGAACTAGATTCCGGCAGATTAAAGTTAGATGGAAAAGATACTCATAGAGTTAGAAATTATTATCCAACAATTGAAGATGATGTAATTTTAGTTTTTAAAAGAATTTACGGTGATGATGCTTATAACAAAGCTGGGACGTTTCCTGGTGCATTTGAAAAAGGTGAAGATTTTAAACACTATGAAAAAATTTTTAGAGAAAATATGGGAGACGATTTTTTAAAACCTTTAAATAAAGAAAATGTTGGAGATGGAACTTTAGTTTTAGACGAATCTTTCGAGTACAAAAAACCTCCACCGGAGGATCCTGATATTCCATTTAATCAAGGTGGAAGAGTAGGAATGTGGAAAGGTTCGGGAAAAAAGATAATTCAGGAAGGTCTAGAGTCTTTAATGAAAAAAACAGATGATGTAAATATTAACATTGATCCTGATAGACCTTCTTACAGAGGTGATTGGCCTGGGATGGAACAATATTATAAAGAAGAAGTAGGGCCTTCTACCGATAAAGCAATTGAAAGAGCTTTAAAAGATTTTGAAAACTATAGACACATTGTAGAAAATAAAAAAGGTAGAGGAAATAGACAATCTAGAAAAAAAAGAAGATCTAGAGAAATTAAAACCTTTAAAGACTGGATAGATAAACTGGGAGTAGGTCAATATTTTTATAAAGATGGCGGAAGAGTAGGGATGGTGAAAGGCTCTGGAAAAAAAGGAGTTGGGTCTTTAATAAAATTAGTAGACGATAAATTTGGGGAAGGAACTTTAAAGACAGCGGACGATATAACAAGACCTGAAGCAGCAATAGCGGATGAAGAGACTAGAAAATTATTTAAAGATTTTAATATGAAATTAACAACAGAAGATTTAATGAAAGCAGCTGAACCTAAAATGGCGGGTCCTATTAAAACTGAAAATAAAGGGTTCTGGGATCCTGTATCAACAGACCATACAACATGGTTAATGCAAGAAAAATTTTTTAGACCAGATGCTAAAGACTTTTTAGGTCAGAAAGTTCCATCTAACTGGATAGCTATTGAACGAGAAAAAGCAAAAGACACATTAAAAAAATTAGGTCCTCTTCCTTCAAAACGTCATCCTAATTGGGAAGATATGAGACAAATCAGACAAGGAGTTAAAAATAGATTAGTTGCTTTAGATATTACTGAAGAACTAGGAGGTAATGTTGCAATGTTTGATTATTTAAGACAAGTCAGAGGAAGTCCTGAAAAATTTTTAAATATTGATGATTATATTAGAAAAGCCGATTCTCCTATCGTTAAAGATGAATTAAGTGGAGTTAAAAAAGCTTTTGTTCAGAAAAAAACAAAACCTCAAATAGATTGGGAAGATCCAAGAGTTAAGGCAGCTTTAAACAACGCACAGGTAAAAGGAATAGCTTTATCTGATGCTGCTAAAAAAATGGGTTATGATATGTCTAAACAAAAAGATTTTTTTGCATGGGAAGAAGCAATTGCAGGAGGCATGGACGGATGGCCAAAAGAAATTAAAGAACAAGTTATAAGAGCTAAGTATGGTGATCTTGTTGATCAAAGACTTTTAGATAATATGTTAGCCGACGATGATCCTTATAGACTGGCCGAAGTGATGGCTACAGTTGAACAAGGATTAAAGATGCAAGAAATAGGCATGGGACCCGATGAAATTGTTGACGCTATCAAAGCGGATATAAAAAGAAAACCAAATGCAGCAGGCGGTGGTGTAGGTTCCATGTTTAGGGAGGTTTAATGAGTAAAAAACCAGGATTAGCTACCACAGATAAAGCTGCTTACATGCGAGAGTATTATAAAAAACAAAATCGCCCAATCACTACTATTATAGGAAAGAAAAGAAAAAAAAATAAAGAAATATTAGACGAATATTTTAAAGATAAAGGAAAAGTTATCAATAAAGATGATCTGTATAAAAAATTAGAGGATATGGGTTTTGCTGACCCCAGTCAAAAAATAGATGAGATGAAAAAAACTTATTTAAAAGGAAAAACTCTTACCAAAAAAACTCCTAAAACATATACTGGAGCTCAAATGGATCCAAATCAATTAAAAGAACTCGATAAGTATGCAAAATATTTAAAAGAACAAGGCGTAGAAGGTATGGGAGATACTTATGCAACTTCTACAAAAACAGCTCAACAAAGTATTTATAATAGAGCAGCAAATAGAGATTTTAAATTTACGTTAGATAAAGAAAAACCCGTAACAGATACTTATACAAAACCCCAAAAAGATAAAATTAAAAAAGCTTTTAATATTAGTGATGAAGATTTTGTTAAATCAAATACAAGGTATGGTGTTCCTAGTGGATCGGGGGTTAAAGGAGAAAAAGGTAAAGAACTAAGAAGAATATATGCTCTCGTAAAAGATTTTGTAAAAAGAGGTTTTAAAGTTGGGTCACAAACTCTTCCTTCAGGAGAACTTCCTGAAGCAGCTCAAATGCCTTTAGATAAACAGACTGAAATTAAAACAAAATGGGAATTGCCTGATGATTACATTGATAAAAGAACAGGAAAAAGAGAATGGAATTTTAAAAGGTATTTATATGGAGTTCCTAAAAAAGGTGCCACAAATTCAATGGCTCGAAAGATAGAATATGAATTTGTAAGAGACCCTTCTACTAAAAAATATAAGTTTGTTGGAGATCATAAAACACCTCATGGTTGGATGATGACTGAAATGTTTAGATCAGGTGTTGAACAACAAAACCCTAATTATCAACCACTTTCTCAAATGGTGGGGGATGACATGAAAATAGTTGGGTTCACTGATGAAACCGTAGGGGGGGATTGGTATGTAAGAGATGAGTTTGTAGAAGGAGATGGTAGACCAATGCGGCTTCACCCACATTATGATGAAGTTAAAAAATTTATAGACATAGCTAAAAAATCAAACGCGCCTCTTAATAAAACATTAAAAGCACTGTTAAAAAGAATAGGGGTGGTAGATAATAGAATTACCCTTACTACTCTTTTAAATTATTTAGCAAGAGAGCAGGGATATAAACCTGTGGCACGAGCAATAGTACTGCACCATAAAAGGGGCCTTAAAGGCAAAACGGGAAGTGCTACTTCAGATTTACAGTTATTAAGAAATATTAATAATTCTGCTATTACCGATGCTGAAAGAAATATTAGGTACTCTGTGGAGGAATTAGGACAAGAGCCTAATGCAGACGATATTAAAATTTTAAAAGATAATCAAGCTAGAGTTATGGCAGGTGGAAAAGAATATGGCTTTGGACCAAAGACCCCTGGAGGAGCTTTGAGAAAACTTGAAAAATTGGCGGAGACTCAACTTGTAGGAAGAGATAAAGCGTGGGGACAAGGTTTAGTAGATTATGCTAATACTCAATTCAACAAGTTAATAGCCGAAGGAGAGGCAGGAGGACCTATTTGTATTCTTGTTAGAAAAAAAGGTGCCATAGGAGGATCTCAACAACCAGGATGCGGGGACGAAGTAAGACAAGCTTTACAAGAGGATCCTGATAAATTAATCCAAGAAGCTGCTCAAGTAAAAGTTAAACCAGGTGAAAATACAAAATTCAGAACTATAGCTAGACAACTTTTATCTAAACTCCCTAAAGGCGGAAGACTTGGAGCAATACTCGCAGGAGCGGGAGCCGTGGGCGCTGGTACGTATGCCATGATGGGAGATGCAACCGCTGACGAAACAGGGATCACGGACCAATCGATGAAATATAATTCAACAACGGGTGAATTTGTAAACACAGAAACAGGAGATCCAGAAACTCAAACAGGAGTATTAAACTGGATTGCAGACAATCCAGGTAAATCAGGATTTGCAGCTTTACCCATTATGCTAGGAGCAGGACAAGCTTTAGCTAAAGCAGGATTACCAGGAGGAAGATATTTAACAAGTTGGACAGCAGCCATTCCAGCCATGATGATTCCAGAAAAAATGTGGCAATACAAAGAAGGAATGGAAGCTGGAGAAATGATCACGGATCCATTGAATGCATTATGGGCTTTGGGAATTGAGAATAAAGCATCTCTTGCCGCTGCAGAAAAGTGGTATAGAAATTTACCAGAAGGTCAACGAACAAGACTTATGAGTATGCAAAACTTAAAAGATTTAAAAACTACTCAGGGTTGGAAAAATTTACCTTCACGACTTAGAACTGCAATTCTATCTCCTACAGCAGCAGGAACAGATTTAGCATTTCAAAAAAGATTAAAACCTGCAACTAAAAAACTTACAGAAGCAATTATTGGTTCTCCTGGTGCTCAACAAGCAGCTAAAAAAGGATTAGGGGCTTTAGCTAAAAGAGGTGCCATAGGACTTGGAGCAGCTGCTCTTTTACCGGCTACTGTTGCAGCTGGTTTAGTTTCAGCACCATTAACTCTTGGCTTAGGAGCTTTAAGTTTTGGTTATGCTCAATACAAAGATTACCGAGATGGTAAAGCAATCGTCGATTCAATGAGAGCTAGAGGAAAAATTTCAGAAGAAGATGCAAACAATTATATGTCTCTTATTCTTCAGGGAAGTTTACCGTTTGGTATAGGTAATAGATTATTTGGTGATGATGAAATGACATTAAGAGGACAATATTTAGATTCTACTCAACAAAGACAAGTGCTTGCAGGAATGGAAGAACAAATTGATTTATTCCAAGATGAAAGACAACAGGTTAGAGCTTTAGATAGAGCTGATGATTTTGATTTCTTTAATGAAGGCGGAAGAGTTGGCATGAAGGGTGGTGGAATGGATAGAAGAGGATTTTTAAAATGGTTAGCGAGCCTTGGAGCGGGAGTCGTGGCTGGAGCTTCAGGATTATTTAAAACAGGTGCTAAAAAAGGAATAGAACAAGTAGCTAAAGAAGTTGTTAAAGAAGCACCTCAAATGCTGCCTGGAGGAGTGCCGGCGTGGTTTCCACGAGCAGTTGCCAAGATTAAAGCAGATGGTAAATTAATTGAGATGGCAGATAAAGATTATGTCAATGGAGATATTTATGAAATACTTCTCCCTGTTAAACAACCTAAATATTCTAACGTCCCTCCATATAACGCAATAGGAACGGAGATGGGAACTAAAAGAGTTCTTCTTGAAGAAAATCCTGTAAGTGGAACAATTGAAATTAGTTGGGATGTAGAAGATTTTGGTGACACTATGAAACGACAAATTAACTTTGCACCTGGAGAAACGGGTTTCCAGAAATTTGGTGTAGATCCGGAACATCCTGGAGCTTGGCAATATGAAAGAGTTAAAATAAGTGATCCTGACTTTACTTATGGTAATCCGGATACAACTCTTCCTGAGAGAGATGACTTTGAGGTTCTAGATATTGTTGCAGATGGAGATAACGTTGTTGGTGCTTTAGAAAATTTAACAAAGACAGTAGATGAGAAAATATTAAAAGAAGGCGATGAAGCTTTTAAAAAGAAAATGTTTAAAGACATTGAAGGAGAAGGAGCTCTTCAACCTGATCCTGAAGGACATATGACTCCTGACGGATGGTCAGGAGAAGGAACTCAAGAAGTTGTGGGAGGAGATGTTCCTGATTGGGTTCCTAAAGATACTTGGCAAAAAAAAGCTGGTGGTGGAACAGTTGAAACAGGGGCAATTGCACGAAGACAATCTTTAGTACCTCCATTAGCAGGGCCTAATCCGCAAGGAATCATGGGGTTGCCTTCTGAGGTAAAACAGGTTAAGGTAGGGTAACGTAGGAACATTATGGCAGAAATAGACAAAGTACTCCCTAATAATCGGGAAAAGGTAACAGTTAATCCACAAGAAGATTTAGAAATAGAAGTTTTAAATCAACAAAATAAAATGGATCCTGGAGTAGACGTTCAGGAAAATGAAGATGGTTCGGTTGATATAGATTTCGAACCTGGTAAAGTTTCTCCATCAGGTGGAGAAGATCATTTTACAAATTTAGCAGAATTAATTGGTGATGAAGTTACAGGAAGATTAGCTTCTCAAATTTATCAACAATACGAAGATTATAAAACTTCTAGAAAAGATTGGGAACAAGCTTATACAACTGGTTTAGATTTATTAGGTTTTAAATATACTCAAAGATCTCAACCTTTCCAAGGAGCTAGTGGCGCTACGCACCCAGTTTTAGCTGAAGCAGTAACTCAGTTTCAAGCAACAGCTTATAAAGAATTATTACCGGCTAATGGTCCAGTAAGAACTCAAATTTTAGGAGCGTCCAACAGAGAAAAAGAAGATCAAGCAATGCGTGTTAAAGATTATATGAATTATCAATTGACACAAGAAATGAAAGAATACGACGCAGAGTTTGATCAAATGTTATTTTATTTACCTCTTGCAGGTTCATCATTTAAAAAAGTTTATTATGATGAAATGATTGGAAGAGCAGTATCAAAATTTGTACAAGCGGATGATTTAATTGTTCCGTATTCGGCTACCTCATTAGAAGATGCGGAAGCAGTTATTCAACGTATGTATATGTCGGAGAACGACGTACGTAAGGCACAGGTTTCCGGATTCTATGCAGACATAGAATTAGGAAGACCGGCCTATACGCAAGATAGAGTTCACGAAGAAGAAAGAAAATTAGAAGGAACTAGAAAAACTTATAATCAAACTGATCAAACTTATACAATTTTAGAATGTCATATGAATTTAGACCTGGAAGGTTTTGAAGATGTTGATCCAGAGACAGGAGAACCTACAGGAATTAAACTGCCTTACATTGTAACGATGGAAGCAGGGGGTCGTAAAATTTTGTCTATCAGACGAAATTATCAACCTAATGATCCTCTGAAGAAGAAAGTCCAATACTTTGTCCATTTTAAATTTCTACCAGGACTAGGTTTCTACGGATTTGGACTTATTCATATGATTGGCGGATTGAGCAGAACTGCCACAGTCGCTCTCCGCCAATTACTTGATGCAGGGACTTTAAATAATTTACCTTCGGGATTTAAACAAAGAGGAGTAAGAGTTAGAGATGATGCACAACCGTTACAACCAGGAGAATGGAGAGACGTTGATGCACCAGGAGGAAGTTTAAGAGATGCATTCTTTAATCTTCCCTATAAAGAACCATCACCAACATTATTACAATTGATGGGAATTGTTGTTGAAGCTGGTCAAAGATTTGCTTCAATTGCTGATAACCAAGTAGGAGATGCTAAAGCTCAAGGAGCAGCGGTGGGTACCACAGTTGCTTTATTGGAAAGAGGATCAAGAGTAATGTCAGCTATTCATAAAAGAATTTATAATTCTTTAAAAGAAGAATTTAAATTATTATCAAATATATTTGCTCAATACTTACCACCAGAATATCCTTATGATGTTGTAGGTGGAAATAGATTAATTAAACAAGCAGATTTTGATGACAGGATAGATATTGTTCCTGTAGCGGATCCTAATATATTTTCTATGACTCAAAGAATTCAATTAGCTCAAACTCAATTACAATTATCTATGTCTAACCCACAAATGCATAATATGTATGAATCTTATAGAAAAATGTATGAAGCTTTAGGAGTTAAAAATATTGATCAAGTATTACCTCCTCCTCAACCACCAGTTCCAAAAGATCCTGCATTAGAACATATTGATGCAATGGCTATGAAACCTTTTCAAGCTTATAGAAATCAAGATCATAGAGCTCACATTACAGCTCACATGAATTTTATGGCTACTAATTTTGCTAGAAACAATCCACCTATTATGGCGGCTCTAGAAAAAAATATTATGGAACATATATCATTGATGGCACAAGAACATATTGAAATAGAATTTGCAGCACAGATTATGGAAATACAACAGGCACAGGCCCAGGGTGCTCAAGGACCGGAACTTCAACAACAAGTTCAACAACTGAATTTAATGATGGAAGCAAGAAAAGCTGTTTTGATTGCCGAGTTTACTGAAGAGTTTATGAAGCAAGAAAAAGAGATTACTTCTATGTTAGATAGTGACCCTTTAGTTAAACTTAAAGCTCAAGAGTTAGATCTTAAAGCTATGGAGAACTATAGGAAACAAACCGAAACTACTGAGAGAGTAAACTTGGATAAAGCTAAATTAGTCCAAAATAGGGACCTTCAAGAGCAGAAAATGGCTCAAAATGAAGATTTAGCTAGCTTAAGAGCTGAAACTTCATTAGTTAAACAAGAGATGGCTAACAAGGCTAAACGTCAATCTGATATTATGAAAAGAAAAGATGTAAAAACCTTGAAAGGTCCTCGAGAATAGTATAACAATTAGTTAGGAGAAAACTTATGAGAAATGATTTTGGAACAAGACCTTACAAACCAAGATTTCCTTATGACAGAGAAGGCATGAAAAAAGGCGGATCTGTTAAAAAGAAAAAACAGGGATACAAAGCTAGAGAAGACGAATCTCTAGGAATGAGAACTGGAAAAGAATCTGGTAAGAAACAATCTATGAAAGCTCGTAGAGATGAGTCTTACGGAAAATGGGGAAAAAGAAAAGCTAAGTTTGGTCGTTCAAATAAAGTTAACAAGTAAGGAGTAACTAACATGGCTTGGAGAAATATACTTCGAAACCCTAAAACTGCGGGAAGAGCACTTATGAATCTTGGCGGTAGAGCAAACCTATTGGAAGAAGTAGGTCGTATCGATGCTGAGAGAATGAATCCAAATAGAAGAGCGGAAAAAAGAAGAGTTATTGGAGAACTAAATAGAGGATACAACAAAGGTGGAAGAGTTGGCCTTAAAAAAGGTGGAGACAGTAACTGGATTCAAAAAGCTACTAAAGGTATGAGAAAAGATAAACCTTGTACTGGTAAAAAATTCGGTAGTGCAAGTTGCCCTCCAGGATCTAAAAGATACAACCTTGCAAAAACTTTTAAAAAGATGGCTAAAAAATAATATGAAAAACGCATTTGGAAAATATTTAAATAAAGATGGTTATTTAAAAGGTGGTTTGCATGTAAAAAATGCAGCTCCTAGAAATACTACTATGAAAGAAGTTAAAACAAGTGCACCAGGAGTTGGTGTTCAAACACATGGTGGTCGAATGGGATCAGCTTTAAATACAAAAAGACCTGATCAATCTATTTTTTTAAATGAAGATGGATATTTAAAGGGAGGAGTACCAGTAAAAAATGGATAATAAAAAAGACAAAGAGCCTTTCTACAAAGGCGTAGATTTTTCTAAATTCACTAACAAAGATGGATATGCTAAAGGCGGAGTAGATTATACTGTGTCAGAAAAAATTCCTCTAGAGAATGCAGTTGGTGGACAAAGAAGAATGCTAAAGGATAAGAAATCAAAAGTTAAGTGGTACTAATTTATGGCTTGGTTTAGCCTAGCTAAAATAGCATTACAAGCTGGCGGTAAAATTTACGCTAACAGACAAAAAGCAAAAGTTGCTATGTCTGATGCACAACTTTTACACGCAGAGCGTCAAGCTCGTGGTGAGGAAGCTTACCAGGGAAAACTTTTAGAGGCCCGTCAATCAGACTACAAGGACGAATTTGTCCTCGTGATTATTTCGGCGCCCATAATGGTGTTAATGTGGGCAGTGATGTCGGATGATCCGGCAGCTATGGAGAAGGTAAAACTTTTCTTCGAATATTTCCAGTCGCTTCCATCATGGTTCACAAATTTGTGGATCCTTGTCGTGGCGAGCATTTTTGGAATTAAGGGAACTCAAATCTTCAGGAATGGTAAAAAATAATGCCTTTTAAATCAGAGAAACAAAGAAGATATCTCTGGAAAAACCATCCTAAAATTGCTAAAGATTGGACTGAAACCTATGGCAGTAAACCCGTAGGAAAAAAGAAAAAGAAAGGAAAGAAGAAACATGGCACAAAATAATGAATTTATTGTAATTCATAAATTACAGCGAGCTATTAAACAAAGGCTGGCTGCACTATCTTTAAATGTCACATCTGGAGCAGTTGACAACTTCGATAAATATAAGTATATTACTGGACAGATAGCGGCACTTGAAGGTGTCTTTCAGGAAATCTCTAACCTGCTAAATAATACAAAGGAGCAAGAACATGACGGAAAAGTTATTAGAATCGACAAAGACAGAAATCCCAAAGATTAAATTAGCATTAGAACCTGCTTTAAAAAAAGCTGCTGAAGAAGCAGAAGCTAAAAGAAATGTTCCACCAGCTGCAGAGAGTTTACCTAAACCTACTGGCTGGAGAGTAATGGTTTTACCTTTTCAACCAAAAGTTAAAACTAAAGGTGGAATTTTATTAGCAGAAGCAGCATTAGAACGACAACAAATCGGAACGGTTTGTGGTTTAGTTTTAGGAATGGGACCAGATTGTTATCGAGATAAAAAAAGATATCCTGAGGGTCCGTGGTGCAAAAAAGGTGAATGGGTTATCTTTGCAAGATATGCTGGTTCACGTTTAAAAATTGAAGGGGGAGAAATAAGAATCTTAAATGAAGATGAGATTCTTGGAACCATACAAGATCCTGAAATGATCTTGCATGAATATTAAACATAGGAAGGAACTATGCCAGAAGAAGCAACAAAACCTAGTGAAAAACTAGTCGACTTAGACACAAGTGGTGAAGGTGCTCAAGTTGAAATTAAAGAGGAAGGAAAAAATGACGAAAATATTAATGTCAGTACTGAGTCCGTTGACACATCTGAGAAATCTGATGTCAGCGTTGATGTTCAAGAAAGTAAACAAGAAACGAAGAACGAAGAAAAAGAAGAAACGAAAAAAGAAACGCAAGACGAGAAACTAGAAGAGTATAGTGATTCGGTTAAGAAAAGAATTTCTAAACTTACCAGAAAGTGGAGAGAGGCAGAGCGTCAGAAAGATGCTGCTTTAGAATACGCTAAAGGCGTAGAAACAAAAAGAAAAACTTGGGAATCTAGATATAAACATTTAGATTCAGCTTATCTTAAAGATTCTGAAACAAGAGTTAAAAACCAATTAGAAGCTGTTAAAGCTAAATTGGCTGCAGCTATTGAAGGAGGAGATACAGCTAAACAAGTTGAAGCTCAAACTGAATTGAGCACATTAACAACTGATGCAAATAGGATCGCTACAGAAAAATCAAAAAGAGAAACTTATGAGAGAGAAACTCCTCAAGCTCCTCAATACAGAGAAGGAATGGCACAACCAACGCCTCAATCCTTACCTCAAGTAGATGAGAAAGCTGAGACATGGGCAGAAAAGAATACTTGGTTTGGTAAAGATAAACCAATGACTTACACTGCTTTTGAACATCATAAGGATCTTGTTGAGTCTGAAAATATGGATCCTACATCTGACGAGTATTATGCGGAGATAGATAAGCGAATGAGACTTGACTTCCCACATAAATTTGGTAAAACTAATATAAATACGACTAAACCCGCTCAGACGGTTGCCCCTGTACGCAGAGGCGTAAAACCTGGTCGCAAAACTGTGAATCTCACATCTTCACAGGTGCAAATTGCAAAAAAATTAGGTGTGCCACTCGAAGAATATGCGAAACAAGTATTAAACACGGAAGGAGCATAAGCATATGGAAAACAATAAAACTTCTCGTGCGAGCGAAACAAGGTCTAAATCTGAAAGACCAAAAGTTTGGACTCCACCATCATCTTTAGATGCACCACCGGCGCCTGATGGATTTAGGCACAGATGGATAAGAGCTGAGACTCTAGGTTTTGATGATACGAGAAACGTACAAGGAAGACTTAGAAGCGGATACGAATTAGTGAGAGCTGACGAATATCCAAATTCAGATTATCCTGTGAATAAAGACGGAAAATACGCTGGGGTTATCGGAGTTGGTGGCCTAGTGCTGGCTAGGGTACCCGAAGAGATCGCTAAATCTCGTGAGGCATATTTCGCTGAACAAGCGAGATCAGCCGACGAAGCTTTAAAACACGATTTAAATAGGGAACAGCACCCAAGTATGCCAATCAATCAAGAGAGGCAGACTCGTGTAACCTTCGGTGGTACAAAGAAGGACGAAGATTAGTCTTTCTCGGGATAACAACCAATTCCCTATCATCGATTTAAATTAACCCGTCCCCTCGGGGACAAAGGAGTATACTATGGCAAATATAGACGCACCGTTTGGTTTTAGACAAGTGGGCGGATTAGGTAGTAGACCAACTTCTAACGGTACTTCACAGTACAAAATTGCATCAGGACAAACTGCTGCAATGTATGCTGGTGACGTTATCGCGTTAGCAGGTAATGGTGGCTTAAAAGTAGAAGGCGGCACAACTGTGACTGCTGGATACGTAGGTCCATCTGAAACTGATGCAACACGTAACGTAGGTATCTTTAATGGTTGTCTCTATGAAGATCCAACTACTAATAAACCAACGTTTCAAAACTATTGGCCAGGTGATGTAGCTGCAGCAGCAGATGCATTCATCTACGATGATCCTGATGACTTATTCGAAGTTCAGACGGCTGGAACTCACACTCAAGCAGTTGTGGGAAGAGCGTGTGATATGGTTTATGCAGCAGGTTCAACAGTAACCAATGGTAGATCTAAAGAGGAACTTTCAGGAACAGCAGGAGCAAACGATATGTTTACTGTGCTTAGATTAACTGAAGATCCTTCAAACAGCGACGTTTCAACAGCTAACTCTAACTGGATAGTTAGATTTAATGTTGGTAAGCATGTATACCTAACTGGAATATAGGAGTAAATAACTATGGCAATATCACGACAGCAGCTCATCAAAGAGCTAGAGCCCGGTTTAAACGCTTTATTCGGGTTGGAATACAAACAGTACGCAGATCAAACTAAAGACATCTACGTGACAGAATCATCTGACAGAGCTTTCGAAGAGGAAGTTATGTTATCTGGTTTTGGTGATGCAGCAGTAAAACCTGAAGGTCAAAACGTAAGTTTTGATACAGCTCAGGAAACTTACACTGCAAGATACACGATGGAAACAATTGCACTTGCTTTTGCAATCACAGAAGAAGCAATAGAGGACAACCTTTATGACAGACTTTCTTCTAGATACACAAAAGCTTTAGCAAGATCTATGGCGAGTACTAAGAATACTAAAGGCGCAGCTTTACTTAACAATGCGTTCACATCCGGAACTTTCGGAGATGGACAATTTCTTATAGTAAATTCGCACCCTACGTTATCTGGTAATCAAAGTAACTTGTTAACGAATGCAGCAGACTTAAACGAAACTTCTTTAGAAGCGATGATCATTCAGATCGCGCAAGCTAAAGATGAAAGAGGTCTTAAAATTGCAGCTAAACCTAGAAGAATGGTTCTTCCGGTTAACTTGCAATTCGTTGCAGAGCGATTGATGAAATCTCAAGGTAGAGTTCAGACAGCAGACAATGATATTAATGCAATCAAAAACATGGGAGCAGTTCCAGAAGGATATGTTATTAATAATTATTTAGCTGATGACGACGCTTGGTTTGTAATCACTGACGTACCTAACGGTATGAAACATTTCGATAGAGCACCGTTGAAAACTTCAATGGAAGGCGATTTCGATACTGGAAACGTTAGATACAAAGCTAGAGAGAGATACGCATTTGGATGTTCAGACTGGAGAGGAATCTTCGGAACACCTGGAGTGTAATCTTAAACAATTTAATGTGGCGGGACATAGTTCCGCCACATTTCTAAAATAGAAAGAAAAAATGGCAAAATTTACCGTTAAAATATGGGCTTATGATCATTATGCGTGCTTTGATGTAGAAGCCGAAGATAATGCTGCCTCTATTGAAAAATCTATCCTTGACAAAATTGGAGAAAAGAGTATAAAGTGGGAATCAACGGGAATGTTTTCGAACAGACCTAACAGAATAACCTATGAGGAGGTTGTTGATGGTACAAGACCTGTACAAACAAAAACGGTCCTTGGAGTTAAGGTGGCAGTTGGAGTATGAGCAGTTTGGTAAATATACTCTTAATATGGTCGAAATTGATAAGAAGATTAAAGAAATTATCACTGAGATCAAAGCTGAGGAACGTAAGATTGCTGACAGAGAATTAGCAATTATTAATTCGGCCCCTGAAGTTTCTGTAGCTACTTAAACAAAAGCTACATCGCTGAAATCGTATATTTCTCGTAGGATACCTTGCACTCTTTGAAAATTTAAGTTATAAATCACTTACTATATAAATATAATAAACTATAAATGTAGACGCGTATAGTCGACTGCCCTAGGGACTACATTTAAATATTCTAGGAGGAATATTATGGCAAACACAACGTTTAATGGTCCAGTTAGATCCGAAAAAGGATTTCAACAGATCAATAAAGCAGCTA